GATCCTGTAAACAGTGACATTAGATTCCTATTACAGGGTGGTGCTTATAAGTCAAAAGAAGAAGAGCAAGCAAAAGCAAATAAACTAATTTCAATTTGTGAAGCACGTAAAGACTGTGTTGCATTTATTTCTCCAAACAGAGATAGCGTTGTAAATATTACAAACGCAAGCACACAACTTACAAACGTTCTATCGTTCTTTGCACCACTTTCTTCATCCTCGTATGTTGTATTTGATAGTGGTTATCAATACGTATATGATCGCTTCAATAAGCGTTTTACATATATCCCTTGCTCAAATGATGTAGCAGGTCTATGTGTAAGAACTGATAGAGATCAATTCCCATGGTTCTCACCAGCAGGATCAAACAGAGGTTCTCTAAACTTTGCAGTGAAACTTGCATTCAATCCAGGTCAAGATGCAAGAGATAGATTGTATTCAAACAGAATTAATCCAATCATTGCATCACCTGGTTCAGGAATTATTCTCTTTGGAGATAAGACTGGACTATCATTTGAAAGTGCATTTGATCGCATCAACGTAAGACGCCTATTCATTACAATTGAAAAGGCAATTGAGAATGCTGCTAAGGCACAACTATTTGAATTGAACGACGCTGGAACTAGATCAAACTTTGTAAATATTGTTGAACCATACCTACGTGATGTTCAAGCGAAACGAGGTGTAACTGAATTCCTTGTTGTTTGTGATGAAACAAATAACACACCTGACGTGATTGATCGTAATGAGTTTATTGCTGACATCTACGTGAAGCCAGCAAGATCGATTAACTTTATCGGTCTAACGTTCGTAGCCACGAGAACGGGAGTTTCGTTCTCCGAAATCGTCGGCACCGTTTGATAATAGGAGGACAAAACAATGCCATTACAGAACACAAACATTTTCAACACTCCTAATAATGAAAGAACAATTGACAGTTTTAAGTCAAGACTTGTTCAAGGTGGTGCTAGACCAAACTTATTTGAAGTAGAAATGAATTTCCCATCGGGAAATGGAATTTTTGATGAAATCGGTGATACTTCACATAGAATGTTAATCAAAGGTGCTCAACTTCCAGCATCAAATATTGCTGAAGTTATCGTTCCTTTCCGTGGCAGACAACTTAAAGTTGCTGGTGACAGAAGATTTGATCCATGGACAATCACTGTTATCAATGATGGTGACTTTAAACTAAGAGAAGCATTTGAAAAGTGGTCAAACTATATCATTAAAGTATCAGATGGTTCTGGTACAATCAATCCTGCAGACTATTTTGCAGACTGGGTTGTAACACAACTAGGAAGAGCAGACACTGTTCCAACTCCTGGTAGTCAAAATGCCGCTCCACTTCCAGTAAAGCGTGCATATAAGATGCACGGTTGTTGGCCAAGTTCAGTTGGTGCTATCGAACTTTCATATGATAGTGCAGACGTTATTGAAGAGTTTCAGGTAACACTACAAGTTCAGTGGTGGGAAGCTTATACGGGTTCAAACACCGATTCCGTAGTCTGATAAATAGACCAAAGGGTTTTTTATAATAATGGCGAAACTTTTTGGTTTTTCGATTGATGACGAAGAAAAGAAGTCTAAAGGCATAGTCAGTCCAGTTCCTCCAAATGATGAGGACGGGGCTGACTATTATCTTTCTTCAGGATTTTATGGACAATACGTAGATATTGAAGGCGTTTTTAGAACGGAATTCGATATCATTAAAAAATATCGTGATATGGCATTGCATCCAGAATGCGATACTGCCGTTGAACATGTTGTAAATGAAGCTATTGTTTCTGATCTCAATGATAGCCCTGTAGAGATTGATCTTGATAATCTTCAAGTAAGCACTTCTTTAAAAAAAGTTATTAGAAATGAATTTAAATATGTAAAAGATTTATTGGAATTTGATAAAAAATCGCATGAAATTTTTAGAAATTGGTATGTTGATGGAAGACTGTATTATCATAAAGTAATTGATTTGCAAAAACCTGATGAGGGTATCAAAGAAGTAAGATACATTGATGCTTTAAAGATGAAACTCATGAGAGTTCGTCCTAATGATAAAAAAGCATTACCAGCAAGACCTTACAATGAGGATGTTACTTCTACTAAAGATGCTGATGTAGTAGAATTTTATACTTACTATCCAGAAGGCGTTGCTCAGAAGTATGGATCAGTATCTGGTAAAGGAATAAAAATTGCAAAAGATGCAATTTGTCATGTTACTTCTGGTCTTGTAGATAGAAACAAACATCTAACTCTTTCATATCTTCACAAAGCAATTAAAGCACTCAATCAACTAAGAATGATTGAGGATAGTCTTGTTATCTATAGACTATCTCGTGCTCCAGAACGTCGTATTTTCTATATTGATGTTGGTAATCTACCAAAGGTAAAAGCGGAACAGTATCTTCGTGATGTTATGTCTCGCTATCGCAATAAGTTGGTCTATGATGCATCAACTGGTGAAATCAAAGATGATAAGAAATTCATGTCCATGCTAGAAGATTTCTGGCTTCCAAGACGTGAAGGTGGTCGTGGAACAGAAATTTCTACTCTTCCTGGTGGACAAAATCTTGGGGAATTAACTGACGTTGAATATTTCCAGAAGAAACTTTACAGATCTCTAAACGTTCCTGATAGTAGAATTGGAGCAGATAGTGGATTTAACTTAGGTCGTTCATCCGAAATTTTACGTGATGAACTGATGTTCAGTAAATTTGTGGGTCGTTTAAGAAAGCGTTTTAGTGCTCTATTTTTAGATCTTCTAAAAACACAACTCATCTTAAAAAACATTGTTACCCCAGAAGATTGGGAACAAATGGCAGAGCACATTCAATTTGATTATATTTACGATAATCATTTTGCAGAACTCAAAGATACTGAACTAATGAATGAGCGTCTCAATTTGATGGTTGCTATTGAACCATATATTGGAACATATTATTCAAGAGATTATGTAAAGCGTAAAGTTCTTCGCCAAACAGATGAAGAGATCATGGAAATGGAAGAAGAAATGGAAAATGAAAATGAGATGGGTATTGGTGTTCCGTTAGAAACTCAAAATGCAATCATGCAAGGTCAAATGCAAAACGATCTAGGCATGAGGCAAATGGAACCAGATCTTGAAAAGAAAAAAGATGGCGGTTCAACAGAAGCACCGACAATAAACATCAAAAAAGCTAAGATATAAATAAATACAGGCATTTTTACAAATTATGGATTCTGCAGAATTAATTGATATGGTAGTTTCTGATGCTCCGTCATCAGAAGTTTCCGATTATATCAAAGGTCTTTTGTTTGCAAAAGCAAGTGAAAAGGTTGATGCTCTCAAACCAGCAGTTGCTAATGGTTTGTTTGGGGCAGAAGATGAAGTTGAAGTTACTGATGAAATCGAAACCGAAGAGGGAGAATGAGCGCATCACAACCACTAAGTCTTGTGCAAGACTTTGGAGAACTTACATCAAATAATACCACGTCTAAAAATTCAAGTCCACATATTGTTAAAACTGGCATTTTATATATTTGTATTAATGATGTTGGAAAAGGAGCACATATTGGAGTGTGCAATACCACTTCAGATCCTATCGGAATAAAATCATTCCACGTAAATCCAAGTACAGATTTTTTGTATAGATACGCTCATCCAGCTCAAGCAGTAGTAACTGGCATACAAACAGGAACTACAACTACATTAACTTTAAACCATCCTGATACTAAAATTAAAAAGGGTGATTATATTACTTTAGTTGGTTCTTCTGTTGCAGCATATAATAATGCAATTTTTCATAAAGAAGTATTGAATATTTCTTCTCCACAGCAATGGAATAATTATACTCAAACAATTACAGTAAATGTAAATACCACTGGAATTATTACTGCATTTGCTGGAATTGCAACGGTTGGAAAGTCTGTTGTATTTGTTATGGCACCAGAAACTTCATCTGGATCGACTGCTCATTTACACGAGGTTCAACTAGGATGAAACTAATTTCCGAAGAGATCGAAGCAGTAGAAGTTATCACCGAAGAAAAAGGTGGTAAGAAAACTCTTTATATCCAAGGACCATTTCTTCAAGCTGAAGTAGTCAACCGTAATAGACGTTGCTACAAGCTTGATACAATGATGAATGAAGTAAAGCGTTATACTGAAACCTTTATTGATAAAGGTCGTGCTCTTGGGGAATTAGGTCATCCAGATGGTCCACAGATCAATCTTGACCGTGTATCACATAAAATTGTTTCATTAACGCAAGAAGGAAATAATTTTATTGGTAAAGCACAAATTCTTAGTACACCAATGGGTAAAATTGCATCTTCACTCATTGGTGAAGGTGTAAAACTTGGTGTTTCTTCTAGAGGAATGGGATCCATCTATCAAAGAGATGGTATTAATTATGTTGGTGAAGACTTTATGCTTGCAACCGCTGCTGATATTGTAGCAGATCCTTCTGCTCCTGATGCTTTTGTTGATGGCATCATGGAAGGAAAAGAATGGGTATGGGATGGTGGAGTTCTACGTGAAGTCCAATGTGAACAAGTTAAGAAGACAATAAATACTTTAGTAGACAGGGACATCTTAGAGGCAAATAAACTACGTCTCTTTGGAAACTTCCTATCAAATCTATAATTTATAAATAATAACAGAAATTCTAGGTATTCTCGGAAAGAAAAAATGACCGTTAATAACGAACTACATGAGATGGAAAACCAGGTAACCCGTGGTGCTAAGGCTGCCGATCCAATGCCAAAGGCACCAAATTATGTACCTGACGCTGGTTCTATCGAGAATCTTGGCGGTCCAACTCCTCAGAATTCAAAACCAACTGATGACAGCAATAAGATGAAGACACCTTCTGCATCTTTTGCTCAGTCTGGCGATGTTCAATTCAAAGGCGCTTCTGGTAAAGTACAACTACCAGGTCCTGCTGCACTAAAAGCATCTGGATATGGTCGTGGTGCTAACGAAGAAGTTGAGCAAGAAGAAGAGGAAGTAATCGCTGAGACTGAAGAACTAGAAAATCAGGTTGAAGAAACACCTGAGGAAGAGGAAGAAGAATTAGATCTTGAAGAAGATGTAAAGGCACTTCTAGAAGGCGAAGAACTTTCCGAAGAATTTGAAGAGAAAGCAAAAACAATTTTTGAAGCAGCGGTTCGTTCAAAGCTTGCTTCTTTAAAAGAAGCACTTGAGAACCGTTATGCTTCTGCTCTTGTTGAGCAAGTAGAAACAATCAAGAGCGAACTAACTGAGCGTGTTGATTCATATCTAGAATATGTTTCTAATGAGTGGATCAACGAAAACGCACTACAGGTTGAAACAGGACTAAGAGGTGAACTCTCGGAGTCCTTTATGACAGGTCTCAAGAACCTTTTTGAAGAGCATTATGTAGAAATCCCTGAAGAAAAATATAATGTTCTTGAGGCTATGGTCGAGAAACTTGATGAAATGGAGACAAAACTCAACGAACAGATTGATACCAATATCGCTTTGACCAAGCGTTTATCGGAATCTGTTTCGGACAACATCCTAGATGAAGTAAGTGAGGGTCTTGCTCTTTCCCAAAAGGAAAAGTTAGCAAGTCTTGCTGAAGGTGTTGAGTTTGATAGTGAGGAACAATACCGTGAAAAACTTGTTACGCTACGTGAAGCATATTTTGCTTCAAAGCCTGTAACCAATTCACAAGAAGTCAACTCGGAAGACGCAATTGCTGAAGATGTTTCTCCAGCGATGGCAGCTTATCTAAATGCGTTGACTAAGTTCAACTGATTGATTTTTTCGTAAACACTAAACACTTTTCCCAAGACGGAGCAAACTACCATGTTTAATTCTGCTGCACTGCAGAAGAAGTGGGCTCCTCTTCTAGAGGCAGATGGTCTTGATACAATCAAGGACAGCCACAGAAGAGCAGTTACTGCCCAACTTCTCGAAAACCAAGAAAGATTTCTAAGAGAAGAGCGTGCTTTCCTAACTGAAGCACCTCCAACAATCAATACTGATCCTTCCTCAACTGGCAACCCAGGTTTCTCTGGTTCAGCTGTTTCTCCAGTTGCTGGTTTCGATCCAGTTCTAATCAGCCTAATTCGTCGTGCAATGCCTAACTTGGTCGCTTATGACCTAGCAGGTGTTCAACCAATGAACGGTCCAACAGGTCTTATCTTTGCGATGAGAACCCGTTACGACAACCAGAGCGGTACTGAAGCATTCTTCAACGAGCCAGATTCTGCATTCTCTGCTCAGAACAGTGCTGCTTCGCTAACCCAAGGCGATTACACTGGTGGTTCTGACGACGGCATCAGCGTTGGTTTTGGTACAACTGCACAGACAGGAACCAATCCATCGATCCTAAATGGTGGTGCTGGTCGTGACTACAACGTAGCACAAGGTTTCAGCACACAAGCACTAGAAGCACTTGGTGATAACGCATCTTCAAACGATTTCCGTGAGATGGCTTTCTCAATCGAGAAAGTTAGCGTTACCGCAAAGTCAAGAGCACTCAAAGCTGAGTACTCGCTAGAACTAGCACAAGACCTTAAGGCAATCCACGGTCTTGATGCTGAAGCTGAACTAGCAAACATCCTATCGACTGAAATTCTTGCTGAAATCAACCGCGAGATTATCCGTACACTATACAAAGTTGCAGAACCAGGTGCTCAAACCAACGTTGCAACTGCTGGTGTATTCGATCTAGACGTTGATTCCAACGGTCGTTGGATGGTTGAGAAGTTCAAGGGTCTAATGTTCCAGCTAGAGCGTGATGCTAATGCTATCGCTCAGAGAACTCGTAGAGGAAAGGGCAATATCATCCTTTGCTCTGCTGACGTTGCTTCTGCACTTGCTGCTGCTGGTCAACTAGACTACACCCCAGCACTATCTGCAAACCTAAACGTTGATGATACTGGTAACACCTTTGCTGGTACTCTAAACGGTCGCTTCAAGGTATACATCGATCCATTCGCTGCAAACCTAAGCGCAGATCAGTACTACGTCATGGGTTATAAGGGTTCAACTCCTTACGACGCAGGTATCTTCTACTGCCCATACGTTCCACTACAGATGGTTCGTGCAGTTGGTCAGGATACTTTCCAACCAAAGATTGGATTCAAGACACGCTACGGCATGGTCGCAAATCCATTCGCAGAAGGAACTGGCGTTGGTGCAGGTCGCATTGCCGAGAACACCAACCGTTACTACAGAAGAGTAAAGGTACAAAACCTAATGTGATCTTGGATCACAATTATCAGGACCTCCTTACAAAAGGGGGTCCTTTTTTATTGTCTACCAATAGATAGTAAAGCAGAGTTTGACATTGCCATGGACTTGCTTATAAAAGCAGTAATAATTTATGGATCAATTGTATATTTTGTGTATTGGGGTCTTCATAACGGATATCCATCATGAAAAAACTCAACGATGTACTATTGGGAATAACGGTAACAATCATTGATTTTCTCTACCAGGATCTTCCAATACAAAGATTTTGGGTGCTTGAGACTATTGCTAGAGCACCTTATTTTGCCTTTTTAAGTGTGCTTCATCTCAGAGAAAGCCTTGGTTTGAGAACGGAAGCACATTACTATCTGATGAAAGAACACTTCGCACAGACAGTCAATGAAACTGAACATCTCATCGAAATGGAAAATCGCGGTGGTGCAGATCGTTGGTATGACCGTTTTATTGCTTATCACTTGGTTCTCATCTATTATTGGATTTTGGTGGGTTATTATTTTATTAATGCTAAGTCTGCTTATCACTTGAATGCAGGTATTGAGTTTCATGCAACTGAAACTTATCTAGATTACTTCTGGGATCATCAGGAAGATACAAAGATCGCTGAGATTGCAGTTGATGAAATGAACCATTATGTTGAACTAACCAGAGCAATGGAGATGATCTAATGGGTGATTTTCCTTGGGGAGTTTTTACCATACTTTCCTGTGGATTATTATTCACTTGTTATTGCATCTATTATATTTTAAAACTAGCACACGACGAGATGAGATGATCAATGCCTAGAAATCAACTTACGAAAGATCAAATTAAAATAGATATTTTGAAGATCAAACAAGATCTTTACAGGGAACATATTCGCCATGACATGGACATGAAGGGTTTGGCAAATAGTTATATTGATAGAATTTTGAATAAGATCGAGGAATATCGCTACTAAATAGTCCTAGCTTGGGAAGCTGACTTGTCCAATAATCCTTGTACCTTACAGCAAGTTTCAAATAAAAACTTTCTGTCATTAGGTGGGTTCAAACTTATTATTAATAGGTGTCCAAAGGTAGATTTTCTTTGCAACAAAGCAAATTTACCAGGGATGACATTGGGCAGTGCAGTACAATCAACATATCTAAAAGACATTCCTGTTCCAGGAGACAAACTTAGATATGAAGATTTGACAATTAACTTTATGGTAGATGAGGAATTAGAAAACTATATCCAAATCTACCAGTGGATGACATCATTGGGTTATCCACAATCAGTTGCACAATACTCTGAATTACAAACAAAAAATAGATTTTATCCAAATACGGATGCTGATGATCCGTATAGTGAAAGATCTGATGCTACATTATTAATTTTGAACAGCAATTATCAAACTGCTGGAAAGGTAATTTTTAAAGATATATTTCCAACATTTCTTTCGGGAATTCCTTTCGATGCAACGTTGCAGGAGCAGCAATACTACAGCGCAACTTGCACATTCCGCTATACTATTTTTGATTTGATTGACATTGATGGAAAAGAAGTCTAGTATTTCACTGGAAGTAATCCAGGAAATGTGGCAAAAAGATAGTGAGGTAAATCAAGACGAACTTGATACAGAAAGTCTAAAAATACCTCAATTACACGCCAAATATTACCAACTATATAATACTATACTGTTGCTTCGCAAACAAGCAGAGCAGCAGCATAGTAGTATTCTTTTAGAACGTAGAAAATTTTACATGGGGAAAGCGGAAACGCAAGTTTACATTGACGAACCCTTCCCATACAAAGTCAGAGACAAAGAAGATCTAAAACTTTATCTTGAAGCAGACGAAAAAATCAGCAAGATAAGATTAAAGATCGATTATTACGACACAATGCTGAAGTATCTTGAAGAGATCCTGAAGCAGATTTCTAACAGAACCTACCAAATCAAGAATGCAATTGAATGGCGAAGGTTCACTGCTGGATATGGCTGATCTAATTATAAGTAAGAAGAATGAAGTTTGGTTGAAGATTGAATGTGATCCTCACATCAAATATGAATTGCAAGATCAATTTACGTTTGATGTCCCAAATGCAAAGTTTATGCCTCAGTATCGAAACAAATACTGGGATGGAAAGATTAGACTGTTCAACATTGAGAAGTCTGAAATTTATGCTGGACTAATTGATAAACTACAAGTTTTTTGTGAACGATATAATTATACGTTTGAATTTGAAAATAATAAATTTTACGGATTACCGTATGAAGAAAATGATATGGTGTCTGAAGAGGGCGTCAAAGACTACGTTACAAGCGTCTCCAAGTACCCTCCACGCGATTATCAACTAGAAGGTATCTATGACGCTTTGAGGCGTAACAGGCGTCTTCTGATTAGTCCTACGGGGTCTGGCAAGTCTTTAATGATCTATGCTGTCTGTAGATATCATGCAGAAGCAGGAAGGAGAGTTTTAATTGTGGTTCCTACAACATCCCTTGTTGAACAGATGTACAAGGATTTTGAAGACTACGGTTGGGACGCTGAAGGAAACTGCCACAAAATTTATTCAGGTAAAGAACGAATAACTGATAAAAGTGTTGTTATTACAACCTGGCAGTCCATTTATAAAATGGATAGAAAATGGTTTGCACCATATCAGGTTGTAATTGGTGATGAAGCTCATCAATTCAAATCTAAGTCACTGATTAGTATCATGACAAAACTTGGTGATGCAAAGTATCGCTATGGATTTACAGGAACTCTAGATGGAACACAAACCCATAAGTGGGTTCTTGAAGGATTGTTTGGTCCATCATATAAAATTATCAATACAAAAGAATTGCAAGATGCTGGATACTTAGCTAAACTAGGTATTAAAGTTTTACTTCTAAAACATGATCCACAAAAATTTGAAACGTATGAAGATGAAGTTCAATATTTAATTGGACACGAAAAACGAAACAAGTTTATTAAAAATCTTGCACACGATCTTAAAGGAAATACTTTGATCCTTTTTAGTCGGGTCTCCGCACATGGACAGGTTCTTTATGACCTCATAAATACTAGTGATCGAAGAGTATTCTTCGTTCACGGTGGCGTGGACGTTGAAGAAAGAGAAGAAGTCAGAAGAATTACTGAAAAGGAAAACAACGCAATCATCATTGCTTCTTTCGGAACATTCTCAACTGGCATCAACATCAAGAACTTGCACAACGTTATTTTCTCATCTCCAAGCAAGTCCAGAATTAGGACACTACAATCAATCGGTAGAGTACTGAGAAAAAGCGAAAATAAAATCAAAGCAACACTATACGATATAGCAGACGATTGTAAAAAAGGGTCAAGATCAAACTATACACTCAACCATCTCATCGAACGTATAAAATACTACAACGAGGAGAAGTTTAATTATGAAATCATTCAAGTCAAAATCTGATGATTTATACGATGAGTTTTACGCTTCAGTAAAACTTATCAGTGGTGAAGAAGTTCTTTGTCTTATCATTATTGATAAAACTAATCCTGAACATGTTATGCTAGATAACCCAGTTATCTGTGTAGAAATTCGTTCCCCTGGAACGAATATACCCTCTGGGTATAAATTTGAACCATGGATAAAATTTTCTACTGATCAAATGTTTTTACTTGAAACTTCAAGGATCATTACAGTTAGTGAAGTCAAAGATGAAGACATCATTGAAACTTACAAACATGTTGTCAATGTAGGGTTCAAACAGTCTCATCCAGATATCAGTAAAGAGATGGGATATATTTCTTCTGTTGATGATGCTAGAGATCTTCTAGAGAAGCTTTATAATACTAAAAGTAGTTAAGCTATATTACCTTCAACCCTGACAGAGTTATTCTACAGACATTTGAACATCTTGTCAAGCTATGCTATAATTGATCAATGATTTGTAATGATAATGACACGAAAAAGATCAGAACATTATGTAAACAATAAGGAATTCCTTACTGCTATTGTTGCTTACAAACAAGAAATTAAAGATGCTGAACATTTAGGAAAACCAAAACCAAGAATTACCAATTACCTTGGAGAATGTTTTCTTAAGATTGCTACCCATCTTTCCTATAAACCAAATTTTGTCAACTACATGTTTAAGGATGACATGATTTGTGATGGCATTGAAAACTGTGTTCAGTACATTAATAATTTTAATCCAGAGAAATCTAGCAATCCCTTTGCATATTTTACTCAGATTATTCACTATGCTTTCCTTCGTCGTATTCAGAAAGAGAAAAAGCAATTAGAAATTAGACAAAAAATTATTGAAAGATCTGGATTTGACGAAGTTTTCGTCGCAGACGAAAATGGTGATACTTCTGGATATAATCAAATTAAAGACGCTGTACAGTATCGTTTAAATCGATGAGTGATTACGAATGGATTGATGATTGTTTCCGAGTGGAACAAAAACCTTGGAAGACTTGGGCTTCTTATGATAAGGAAGGCAATGAAATTATTACTTCCCTTCATAAAGAATTGTGTATATCTTCTACTCGTTGGTATCTGCAAGCAAAGCAAGATGGGTTTCCTGAATCGACAAAATATGAAGGGGAAGTTGGCGGAAAACTATGAAAGTCGCTATTATTACAGATCAACACTTTGGATTTAAAAAAGGATCCAAACTATATCACGACTTTTTTCTCAAGTTTTACGATGAAGTCTTTTTTCCAGAACTACAGAAACGTGGTATTACAACTGTCATCGACATGGGTGATACTTTTGACAGTCGTAAAACTATTGATTTTTGGTCTCTGGATTGGGCAAAGAAAAATTATTTCGACCGTCTCCGAGACATGGGTATCGAAATCATTTCTGTTGTTGGAAACCATACTGCTTTCTATAAAAACACTAACGAGATCAACACTATTGATCTTCTCCTACGAGAGTATAATAATATCAATGTTATTGTTGATGCATCAGAACTTAGAGTTGGAGGTTTGGAGATACTCTTCGTTCCTTGGGTGAATACTGATAATACAGAGTTTACCTATAACAAGATCAACGATACTAAAGCAAAAGTTGTCATGGGGCACTTAGAACTCAATGGGTTCTATGCACACTACGGATATACTATGGAAGATGGTGCAGACATTCTTCCTTATGAAAAATTTGATCGTGTATTCTCTGGTCATTACCATACCAGATCTAATAACGGTAGAATTTTTTACCTAGGCAATCCATACCAAATGTTCTGGAATGACGTGAATGACGCTAGAGGTTTCCATATCTTTGATACTGAAACTCTTGAGTTAGAGGCAATTGATAATCCCTTTACACTTTATGAGATTATCTACTATAATGATACTCCTAGGCAGTTAGTTAAGTTTACAGACTACACAAATAAAATTGTCAAGGTTGTCGTCAAACAAAAAAGTAACGAGAAAGAGTATGATCGCTTCTTGGATGCTCTAATGAAAGTCAATCCTTACGATGTAAAAATTGTAGAAAAAGTAGATAATATTTCTTTTGATGACGAGATTGTCAATCAAACAGAAGACACCATGACGCTTCTTGATAAGTATGTTGATGATTTGGAGACAGATCTAAATAAATCTAAGATCAAAAGTCTAATCAAAAATATCTATCAGGAAGCGTGTGAGGTTATGTAATGTATATCATTACAATCAAGGGGTTAGAAGACGAAGGGGCATATGCGGTAAAGGATGAGTTTGGAGAAAAGGTTGTATTTTTGTTTGAGGAACAAGATGATGCTGTAAGATATGCTTTGCTAATGGAAGAAGATGGTTGTCCAGAAATGGATGTCATCAAAGTCAATGATACGGTTGCAATCGCAGCATGTGAAAAAGCGGGAATAAGATATACTATAATCACTGAAGATGACATTGTAATTCCACCACGATCTGATAATGATTGAGTTCAAAGAAATTCGTTATAAAAATTTTCTATCATCAGGAAACCAGTTCACATCAATTAAACTAAATCAAAACACTAACACACTGATTGTTGGGCAGAATGGTGCTGGTAAGTCAACCATTCTTGATGCTTTGTGTTTCTCGTTGTTTAACAAACCATTCAGGAAGATCAACAAAAATCAAATTGTCAATTCGTCCAATGAAAAAGATTGTGTTGTTGAAATTGATTTCAATGTAAACAGGAACGAATATAAAGTTATTCGAGGTATCAAACCTGGCATCTTTGAGATTTATCAGAACGGTAAGAAGATGAATGAGGATGCTTCTGCTCAGGATCAACAGAAGATGCTTGAAAACATCATCCTCAAGTTGAACTATAAGTCATTCACTCAGATTGTTATTCTTGGTAGTGCTTCGTTTGTTCCGTTTATGCAACTTCCTGCTGCTCATAGGCGAGAAGTGATTGAGGATCTTTTGGATATCAAAGTGTTTTCTTCAATGTCGGAGATCTTGAAGAACAAAATCAAGGATGCTAAAGAAACTGCCAAGACTTTAGAGTTGAAAAAAGAAGGGATTGCTGATAAAATTATCATGCAGCAAAACTTTATCAAACAAATTGAAGAGACTGGACAGAATGATATCAAAGATAAACAAACCCAAATTACTGAATGTGAAAGGGAAGTTTCCAAGTACAATGAAAGTATCTCCAGTCTTTTACATAAAGTTCAAGACAAGCAACAGGAAGTAGAACAGTATGCAGATGCTTCAGATACTCTTCGTAAACTTGGAACTTTCAAAGGTAAGATTGGAAACAAGAAACAAAACTCTGGTGATGATCTGGAATTTTTCAAAGAGCATTCGGTTTGCCCAACATGCACACAAACGATTGAAGAAACGTTTCGTGTAAATAAAATAGACGAGCTCCAGCAAGTCCTAAGTTCTTATGAAAGTAATCTTCAAGAAATTGAAGATACGATCAAAAAAGAAGAAGAACGTGAACAAGCATTCTTCGGACTTCAAAGGGAGATTACTAAACTACAAAATGAAATTTCTCAGATCAACATTCGTATTTCTAACTCAAACAAATCAAGATCAACTCTTGAAAAAGAAATTCAAACTATTACCACTAGACTTGAAAACAGAAATACTGAGCATGAAAAATTAAGTGAATATAAATCTAATCTGAGACAAATACTAACAGACCTAGAACAGCTTAAAGAAGATTACGGATACTATCTTCAAGCAAATGTTCTACTAAAAGATGATGGAGTAAAGAGTAGTATCATCAAAAAGTATTTGCCACTCATCAATCAGCAAGTCAATA